GTGGTGCTTTCATCTTGTTGCAGTTCACACGGACATCACCGTATTGATTAACTACCAGTTCACCACTCTTGATGGCTTCGTTTAATTTGTTGATGTTGATTGATAGGTTGAGTCCGTACTCATTCTCCCATCCGTTACCGAGATAAGTTGTCATTGTCTAAATTCAAAGTTATTGTGAAATTCTTGGATTCTATTGTTTGATGTTGTGTTTCTTTTGGTTTGCCATATACCCGGTCAAATAATAACTCTAGCAGATGGATGCTTCCTCTCTCATAATCCCGTGTTGCTTTCTTTGCAATCATCGCTATCCAAAAAGGGAGTTCGTCATTCTTTCCAAGTGCAATCAACTCGCTTCGGCTTTTGGTCAAAATGGATTGAATGATATCGTTTGTTTGGCTCTGCGACAACTTGACATTGTACTCAGCAAGAAACAATTCCTTCAAGATGGTGTCCACCTTTTTCGGTCTGCCGTTTGGGTTGCGTGTTTCACCCTTCACCATTGGTTTCAAATTGTCCTTACCAGCCATTGTTATTCCATTGTTTTACCGTTACGCTTGATCACCAATGTCGGGTCAAGATTCTTCATTCGGTCAATTATCACTTGGCAATACTTTGGGTCAAGTTCCATTCCAAAACATTTGCGTTTAAGTTGGTGTGATGCTACCATTGTACTTCCGCTTCCAAGAAATACATCCATAACTAAACCTCCATCGGGGCAACTTGATTTAATTGCTCTCTCACATAATGGGATTGGTTTTGGTGTTGCGTGTCCTCCTTCGCTTCCATTTCTTAAATGCCTTTCAAACTTCCACACATTGTTAAAATTATCGTGCGTATTGTTAAAGTATGCCCTTGTAGAATAGTACTCCTTTTTAATTTCTTCGTATTCTTTTTTAATTTCTTCGTATTCTTTTTTAATTTCTTCGTATTCTTTTTTGAAGGCATCTATATTCTTATTTTTTGAATACTCTCTTAAAGCATAATAATTGCCTTCCGTAGGCATTGCCCATTGTGATTTATTCCACCAATGGTTTACGGTTCTTCCATCTTTATAACCTAAGGCATTTGCAATTTTACCATCTGGCTCATTTAGTTTTTTTATTTCTTGCTCCAAATATATTCTAATTGGCTCCCATTTGTCAAAATAATTATCTGCGTTATTGTTAAACCCTTGCACCCCCATCATTGCAAATAAACACTTTTCGTCTGCGATTGCATAACTTCTTGTGTTGTCCGAGTTCTGTCCTTGCCCGTGTCCTTTATCCCAAGTAATCAAATTCCTAAATGTTGCTTTTTGTTCTGCAATGTACGGCTTCAATATATCCGAATAAATATCCATCAGCGGTTCGTCTATACCCCAACAATACCAACTTCCGTTTTCTTTCAAATTCATAAACTGCACATCAATCCATTCACGGTTAAAATCCAACAAATCTGCATAGTTCAAATTGTCGTTTAACACACCATCATTTTCTTTTTTCATCCCATACGGTGGATCATTGTGAGCCATGTCCGCTTTCTCGCCATCCATCAACCTTGCAACCGCATCACTATCCGTTGAATCACCACACAACAATCGGTGTTCGCCTATCTCAAATAAATCACCCAACACGATGTCGGTTTCAATTCCGCCTTCGGGAATCGCAAAATCATCCTCTTCGGCTTCCAGTTCTTTGACAAAGTCCAAAGGCAAATCCAATCCCCATTCATCCAAGTCCTCAACATCCCATTCGTTCGCAAGTTGATCCCAATCCCATTCACCATATCCGACATTATCTTTGATGATGAACTCTTGCTCTTGCTTATCGGTCAGGTCCTTTGCCTTGATGATGTATGTTTCTTCAATGCCCAAATGTTCCAATGCCTTCAATCGCATATTGCCACCCAGCACAATCATATCGTCATTGACAACAATTGGTCGGAGTTCCAACATCTGCGGAAAGTCCGTGATTGATTTGACTAACTTCTTAAACTTGTCATCCTTGATGACTCTTGGGTTGTTTGGGTTTGGTCGGATGTCCGACAATTTAACTTTTTGCATTGAGTTTGATTTTATGTTTGTCCTTCAGGAATTGTTTGAATTGCTTTTGATCCCCAAACTTGGTGTGACATTCCCGGCACAATGCTTGGAGATTTTCTATGTTGTCGGCTTCCTTGCTTCCTCCCATTCCCCTCGCTTCAATGTGATGGATGTCAACCGCAGTTGTTCCACATACCTCGCAAGGGATGAAGTCGCTGATGTCATAGCCGAAGTGATTCAAGTAGGTCAAGGTGTGTTTCTTCATCTCATTTCAAGATTCTCTTCACTCAATATCCGATGGAGTGCATCTCTTGCGTCTTGATAGGCGTTGATGGATTCTTCGGATGCGTCATCAGGTGCGTACTTGATTTTCGTCCTCAAGAATTGATCCAGTTGCCACATAGCGTGTCCCCACTTCCATCCGTTTGTTGCATCTTCAAACTCCTCTTGTTCTTCAGGGAGATTGAACTCAATCGTTGCTTTCATTTTTTCTCCTCCTCTTTGGTTTCTGCTCATCATCCGCAAGTTGTGCTTTGGTAAGTGCATCTTGTTGTTGGTTTGCCCATATCAAAAGTGAGTGCAATGCTTCCGTCACACAGGTAGAGCAGTTCGGCAAGTTGCGTCCAAAGATTTCACGATGGACTGCGTTCAATTGGTTTGCTTGTTCTCCCGTTGGTTGGAACACTTGGGTTTGCTTCCACTTGTCAAAGAGTGGTTGAAGAGATAGGATGAATTCTATATTGCTCATAATTTGGTTTCAAGGAGTGCGACAATCACCGTTGCTATGGATGCGTATAATATCCCCACCCATCCATAAGTGTATAAAAAGAAGGACAACCCCAACCACCACGACAGGCAGAAAGCACAGTCAAGTGGTTTCATCCGCTTCCACTTATGGTATTCGTTTCCATAGAGATAGCGTTTGAGTAGGTCGGCTGGTTTGCCAAAGTTCACAATGATGATTGCCAAACAAGCAATTCCAATTATTTCTGTGTGCATCGTTCTTTCATTAGTTTCACCACCCTCAACACTTCACGGACGGAGATGTCGGTCTTTCTATGGATTGCCCTTGCAGACATTCCACTACACCACATCTTGAATAGTTCCTTTTCATAGAAGTATGCTGATTCGGTTACTTGGTTTATTTTGTTGATTCGTTCAAGTTCAATTGTTTCTTCTTCCTCTCTCTCAAGGAGTAGGTCAGGTTCTTCAGCGAAGTCAAGCTCATAGACATCGTACTGGTCATATATGCGAGAGTTGCCGAAGGGATGCCGGTTGCCGTTGATAGCCAAATAAAGGAGACGGATTGACCAAAACTGGATGTATCCGTCCCTGTATATTTTTTCAATTTGCTCATCAGGTTTCTCAAGTAATGTCAAAAAGTAAAATTGATACAACTCCCTTGCCAACTCTCTATCTTTGGCGATATTCCTCGTTGCTTGGGTGAGCCAATCAGCTTTGGACAACTCCAATATGATGTCGGCTTTGTTCAAATTTTCTTTTCAATAATGCAAAGATAACCATCTTTTTCGTATTTTTTCTTACACCTCAACAACTCCTCCTCCGTCTTGTAGATGGAGATGCTCTGCGTGAGTCCTTTCTTGCAAGTAATCACCCAATAAGGCAAGTGCTTTCGTATAATGTTGACTTGTGATTCGGTCATATTGGATTAGGTCGGTGTAAACATTGACGGAGTTTATGATGGATGAGTGATCCCGATGAAGGATGTTGCCAACCCCAGCGAAGGTCATCTTCAAATGCTTCCTACATAAATAGCAAAACAAGTGCCGTGCATAGGAGATGTGTTGTTTTCGGTTGTGAGAAACGATTTGGTCAGGGGTGACATCGTAAACTTGACAAGCCACTCGCATCGCATCCGTCCAGTCCGCTTCTATGTCGTTAATGTCGCAGCGTGGTCGTAGTATTTCGTTCTTTAATCTCTTGACCTCTTGTGCGTGTGATGTGTGTAGTTGCTGAATGGTCAAACGCAATCTGCGAATCTCTTGCTTTAGGTTGTGGGTTACTTGGTATTGGTTCATAGGTCGTTGATAATTTGGAATAGTTGATGAGCAATTTGTGGGACTATTGCGTTTCCGTAGCCCTTGATTGATTCTGCTCTCCACTTTGAAAAGGTAATATTGTCCAGTTCGGTGGGAAGCCCATCATCTCCGCCACAAACCGGGGATTGAGTTGGGAAGTTTTCCCATTGGTTTGAGCGTTCCACATTGCTATGTCCATTTGTCTTTTCCCTATTCTGTTGTCCCAATA